CTCTTCTTGAACCAAAATATCCTCCTATTACTATAGATAGCAATCCAGTTATAGAGTCTAATGGATAATTTAAGTACCAACCAATAACATAACTTATTGTTAAAAAAATTAAAGTCAAAGGCCTAACATTAGATGCTAACCAACTACCTGATCTTGCATCTGCTACCCATCTACGAGTTGTTCCATCAATTTCAGCACGTTCTAGGTCAAGTTTTTTCAACGCAACTTGTTTATCATCATCGCTCATTTCTGAACCTCCTATAATTGCTTGAATTACATTTCCCGCTAATGTATCACCTGCTACAGCTCCTACAATATCAGGTATTTTCTCTAATAAAAACTGACCTACTTTGGTATCTTTAAATTTTTTTTTGTCTTCCATAGCGTACTTCCTACGGTATTAGTATGTCCAAACAGAGTTTTGCTTAGAGTCATCTGTGTCACAATGAATAAAGGTTTTTGCGACTCAATTCTACTAAATCCTGCTTCAATAAGTGCAGATAGTATAACATATCTTTCGTGTCCATTTGACACTGCAATATCTGCTGCGACTCCAATAAGGTGTGATGAGTTTGGTACTCCACCAACTTTGGTATTATGTTCTTTTGTTCTATAACCACTTGTAATCTTGAATGAGATTCCTGCAATGTCTCTTGCGTGGTCAAGTTTATGAAGAAAGTTAATATCCATATTCTTACCTGAATCAGGAAGAGAAGGACAGTCAAATTCCGATAAAGAAAAATGATTAAGGTTCATACAAACAAAGCTAATAAAAACATAAGTATAAAGAAAGATACAAATATGACTTTCATTTTATCAAAACTTTCTCCGTTCCAATTAGTGATATACCAATCCTTTACCCAATCGATTGCTTTACCACCAAGTTCTTTAAACTTATCCATTACTTTCTTTTTTTATCTACTTTTAAATACTCTAAGTCTTTCATAAAATCACGCATTTCTAAGGTTATTTCTCTAACCTCTGCTTCTAATGCTCTTTGATTCTTCCAAGTATATTCCTTTTCGTTGTATTTAAGTTTTGAGACCTCTGACGTATTAGCATCTATCTTAGCACTTAACGTATAGTAAGAACCAATAATAGAAGCAAACATTGCACCTATTGTAATAATCTGTGTGATACTGATTGAAACATCAGCTTTACCGTCTCCGTCTAAATCAATCTTTGCCATTATCTTTAAGTTTCTTTGTTATACTTATAATTGTGTACCCTATCGCCAATACTAAAGATATAGTTTGAAGATAAGGATTTGCTTCGCTCACACTAATCCCAAGTGCAAATAGATTCGTTACTGCTATCTTCAAATCTTCCATTCTATTGTGTACTTCGAGATACTTTAATATCTTGATAATTAAGGTCGGAACTTGACAATTTTATTGACCAACCGGTCCCAATAGATTTTTTAACTAATCTCCAAGAGTTTTGACTTCTTTTTTTAAGATTTGAAATCCAAACTGAACCACTTAAAGAAGTTGCAAGTTCATAAGGTCCCCATTGAAAAAATGCGATTTCACCAAAGAAACTTGCCCCATAATTAGTTGATGAGAAAAAACGTTCACCAACTGTATTACTTGCCCAAGGGTCAGCCATACTCCAATATTGACCATCTCCTGTTGTTACTATTGACCTAACAGATAAACCAATTTGTAAACTTCCATCCCAAGTTGTACCACCACTTGTTGTTCTTATTTGATAGTTTGTTCCATTAACTAAAGCGTGTATTCTTTGACCATCTTCTGACATTCCAACACTATTCCAATTTGCGTTAGGCAAATAAGCATTAGAAGAAATATTTGAAAAACTTTGACCATAATTTGAGGATAAATACAAACCCCCATTATATTGTCCGTAAAGCATATATTGACCAGTTGTAGAAATTGCCACACAATTTATATAACCTGAAATTTGTGTTTGTAATTGTGAACCGTAATTTTTTAAAACCCAACAACCACTTGTGGTTGAAATTATTTGATATTCACCAGTTTGACTAAAGGCAGCATCTGTTGTTGCCACAGAACCGAAGTTGTAATAATTTGAAGAATAAGTTCCGTAAGTACTTCCTCCATCGGTGGACAAAACAGACCCATTACCAGATGAGTCAAAAAGACCGATATATTGACCGTCACCACTAACCGCACACTTTGTTTTTAAGTTTGTATTTGGTAAATTAGTTATTGTGCTATAAGTTTCCCCATAATCGGTTGAATGAATATAATTAACACTCCCAACTGCAACGACATATCTGCCATCATCTGGACCAACAAAGCCCTCAGATTGACTAATAAGTCTTTTATTAAATCCCATATTTAAAAAGTATAATCAATTAAACTTGCTTTTGTTGTTTTAGAATTTATATTTTCCTCGTGTGTTGCACATTCGCTTCTTAAATTTGACCTTTCATCAATTATATTTTGCGGTGGTGCAATACCCTCTTGACCTCTTATGATATACCAATCAGTCACAGCAAGTTTTAAATTGTAAAATAATTTTAATTCAGCAATTTTTTGTTCTTTAAGTTCAGCAACCGTTTCTGTATAGGTTCTTGATTCAACTGGGTATGTGAATACTTCACTTTCAGCATCAAAATATATGTCGCCAAGTTGCTCAGATTGTTTTGTAGTTGGTGTTACAACATCATAAAATCCAAGACCTTTCAATTCTTCGTCCGACATATAATTAACCCCAAGAGTATTATTCCAAGTTTTTGGAATTGATAAATATGTTTTAATTGTACCGTTTATACTTATTGCTTTCATTTTATATTATTTTTAAGATGGGTCTGTGTCGCTTGTGTATGTTGCAACCGAATAAATTAAAATTGCATCTGAATCATTGTCATCGACACAAGTTAATTGAATATGATTTGATGCTGCTCCGTCATAAACACCAGTACCTGCTTGATTAATTGTAGAAGTAGTAAAACTATCTGCCAATGTAATGGTTTGCGCCCCTGTTACAAGAATATCAATTACTTGACCCTTCTTGATGTTTTGGATGTTTAATGTTGTCGCACCAGTAAGCGCAGAAGTCAATTCAAATATTCCATAAGAAGATGCATCTAAGTTGATTGTTCCACTTGTTGTCGCAATGTCTTGTTTTTCGGTGTATCTTGCTGCAAGTTGGTCGTGGTCAACAACGTTATCTTGAATAGTTAATATAGCTGAACCCTCAACATCACCTGTATGGTATGCATTATAAAAATTAATAGTTCCTTCAGGAATATCATCTGTGTCAAGTGTAACAACTCCTGTTTGTCCGTTTACCGAATCAACATCTCCTGTATCGTCTGAATACAATTCCGTAAAATTGTCATTAACCTTGTCGAATGCCGTTCTGAGGGGGTCTCCTGTCCCGTCGTTAGCGGTTGTTCCAATATTGATTGTTTGTTTAGCCATTTTTTATTTTTTTATTCTTGTGTTGCATCTGCGGTATAAAGTGTTGTATCAGCAAAAATATTTGTGTCATCGGCAGATAATAATAAAACTCCTGCCCAACAAGTTGGTGCTGAATATAAAGGTATTGCATCAGTAGTTTCTGCTGTATCTCCAAACCACGTAGAACAATATATCTTTCCCCAATTTATGCTATTTGCCATATTTAATACAATTACTTTTTTTAGTTTTTGTTATATAAGTAAAATATTGCTTTAACTTATTTACGTTTTCTTGTTTTGGTTTGTATTTCATAACACCCATCCTTCAAAACTAGTATCTTTATCAGGATATACATCATCATTATTATTTGAATAGTATTCAGGAAATTTAGAACTAGCATTAAAACTCATATAATCAACAAATCTATCTGTATAATATTGTGCTGTATTTCTTTCTTTTTCTATTAAAAAATCAACTTCTTCTTTTGATACGTTTTCAGCATTTTCAGAATTGTGTTTAAATACACCTTTATTTGCAACAGTATAAGCTGCAAAAGGTAAATATTCGACCATAGACCAATGAATTAACATTGGCTTTATATGATCATTTACTAAACTTAAATAATCACCTGTTAAACTAGATGCTAAAATATCAGATTGAATCTTGTTATAAAGGTCGGTTCCAATATAGTTTTGGATATGTATATCTTGTGCAATTTTTACATATTGAATAAATTTGTCTGTGTCAACATTTCCATTCATAGCAGTAAATTTTACTACATCTTTTCTTGTTACAAATAATGCTTGTGCCATTTTTTATCTATTTACAAATCCTTGTTTAGGCATATCTTTTGGTCGCTTTGCAACTTTAGGGTCGTTAGTTTCGGGTTTAAAACCTTCTTTTTTTGCCTTATTTACACTTATTTCTGCATTTGGGTTAGTTGCATCTGGTTTTACATCTTTTGCCATATATGTCTTTCTCATCCAAAAATGATGACATGCTCCTCCTCCTTTATATAACCATATA